AGAATGTACTTGGTGCCTGCCTCCAGTGTATGCAGTTTGCCGATAGGCGTGGTATAGTCGGCCTGGAACTTATGCTCCTTGGGCATGAGGTTGTTGGTGACTAACTCCTGCTTGTAATCCGCCAACTCCTTATCGAGGTCTGCATCTTCTGCGAATGAGACTCGCTTCATCAGGTAGTCGGGAATTCCGAGCTTTTTAGCCTTTGCCGAGATTTCGGCCTGTCGCGTAGTTTTTGCCTTTTCCGCTTTGAGAGCGGCGTTCTCGGTTTCGAGATCGGTCAACTTCTTTTGGAAAGGCTTGAACCATTCGGGGGCCTCATCATCGTTTCCGCCCTCATCTTCGCCCTCGTCGTTGGATTGCGGTTTCTTTGATTGCGGTTTCGGACGTTGCGTCTTCCTCGTGATCTCCCCCTGCATTGCCTTTGCATAGGGCACGAGCGAATCCACTTTCGCGGCGATGTCTTCGTCCGAGGCATCGTCGGCAAGACCCTCCGCCCCGATCTCTACGAGGTCGTCGAGTGCCTTGTCAGTCAGTCCCATATCCTTGCATTTTTCGGATAAGAGCTTGCGAAATTTCTTTTTCATAGTCGAAAAAAATTGTTAAAACGTATCGTTACGGACAAAGGTAATGAAAAATATCTATTAGGTATCTAAAATTTCAACAAAAATTATCTGTGTGGTTATGATATAGTTATCCGTAAATACACGTTTTTGGCTGATTTTGAGCGCATTTTTTCTGCGAAAAAAGTTGCTTACTATAATAGTTGGCTATATATTTGCATCATCAAACAGATACTTAATAAGTAATAAATAACGACCAAAATTTATAATAGGCTATGACACGAGAAGAGTTTACCGAAAGAGTTGGCTTGAATGTATCGGACGGAATTTTTGAGGTATGGAACGGGGTGTATATGTCCTCGGATAAGGACAAGGACGAGTTCTGCAAACCATTCGCCACCAAGAAAGGGCATCTCGATCTTTCCCGGTCAATGGTGATCGAAATCGCCGAATTGAAGAAAAAGATCAGAGTGCAAAAAGAGAGCTATGATCGGCAGGTAGAACTCGCAACGTCCTATCAGGATAAGTATTACGCGGAAAAGGCCAAGCACGATGAGTTTTACAAGAAATATGCGGAAGAGTGCGAAAAGCGATACGCTCTCGAAAGAAAGCTCGAACAGATAATGAACCTAATCAACGCATAATCATGGATAAAGCAAGACAGGCCAAGGCGGAAAGCCTGCATGAATGGAAGTCCCAAATGGCGGACTTCCTCCTCGAAAGAGCGCAGAAATTCGGCGACATTACCCTCCATATCAAAGCGGCCGATTTGATTGGCATGAAAGAGGTGATCCGTCGGAAAATCATCAAGGGCCTGCCCTTGTGGGAGGTCGATAGGGTTTGGTTGAAAAATAATCTCAAATAATCGCAAGTATGGAAAAGATCAAAATCAAGCATGTAGGATTCGATTCATGGGATCGGGAGGTATTCCAAACGCAGAAAGGGACGTATGTCGTGGATATAAGTTTGGACTATTCGCATCAGAATATGAGGCTCTGCACGAAGAACAACAACGAGTTCGACGGGGAACCGGACACGGCCCTCAAAACCGACGCATTCGAGATCGTCGATGATTTCGAGGCCGAGCAATAATCGCAAACCTTAAAAATTCAACTCAACAATGGCAAATTCAATCAACGTAAACGGGTGTTCCGTCTGCCAGCCGGGGCGAGAGAACTACACAAGTTTCACGGCCAAAATCGGCCGGAAAACGGTCAAAAGATGGCAATACGACTACCGCACGGAGAGCGGCGAGCTTTTCTCCTGCGTCGGGGTATCCCTCGATAGCTGCCGCGCAAAGCGGGATTTATGGCTCTCTCAAAAGCAGTAGGATCATGGCAACGAAAAAGACGGCAAGAACCTACGAGGTTACGGTCGATATGACGTGGTCGCAGTCCTATACGGTCAAAGCCAAAACGGCGGCCGAGGCCCGGCGCAAGGCATGGGGAAAATTCAAACGGCGTCCTCCGAAATCCTGCTTTACGCTCATGGAGGACAGAATCGACGAATAATAATCAACGCAACAGATATGGAAGAGAAAGATATTAAGACGGTCAAGACCACGCGGGGCGAACTCCGATACTATCGGGATTGGGGTAATTACGACGGGGGTGTTGTAATGCTGAACGCCCAAACTATCGACCGCTACAAGGCGATCAAGAACGAGCATCCCGATGCTGATAAATGCGGGGTTTTCTTCGCTTTTAGCAGAGAACAGTTCGCCGAGGGATACAAGCATTTGGTAGAACTCGGACACATCAAAGACGGCGATAAAATATGCCAAGATAAGGACACGGGAGCTTTCGGTACAAAGGACGGACTTGCGGCATTCTTCAAGTTCTACGACGATAGCCGGGCGGCTATCCCGAAAGAATGCGATCCGCAGGAGGTTTATTTCTACGAATACAATAACCACGAGTGCATGATCGCATGGGATGGTGATAAAGAAGCCTATGACCTTATCGTCGGGTATTGGGGTGAGGAAGTAGCAAAGACTATTGAACGATTATAAATTAAAATTCAACGCATTATGGAAACGACATTGAACAACAAATTTTTCGACTTCGAGAAAGCAAAGGTGCAGACCCTCTCCCTCGATCAACTGGCGCGAACCCACAAGGAGAACGACATCTACGGCAAGCCGCTACGGGGCATTTACCACTATGATTTGCTGAATCAGATTATCGGCATGTGCAACGCGCAGAATTATGATGTCGAGGTTTACGACCTCTTTGCAGCGCAGAATAAAGACCGCAATACTCCGGGTGTCGTCCTCTTGCCGCAGGTAGAGGCCCAATACGGAGAGCGGGCCGTCGAAGCGCATATCCTCCGTCGGGTATTCGCCAACATTCGCATCACGAATTTCGATGATGCAGATCATACGACCAATCTTGCCGTCGCATTTCATCAGAAAGGAATACAGGTCGGATTCGGCAATATGGTGATGATCTGCCACAACCAATGTATGCTCTGCGCGGATCAATATATCTCGACCTATTCGGAGAAAGGACAGGGACGGGGCAATGGCGTAACGATTCCCGAAATCCTCGACATCGTGAAGTCATGGATCGTCGATGCCCGCCGAATCGTCGTTACCGAGCGGGAGAAGATCGAGCGGATGAAGCAAATCCCTATCGACGCGCAGCAGATGTTTACGTTGATCGGGATGCTGACCGCCCTCCGCGTTAAATGCGATACTCATATCGCAGAAATCAGGGAGAACCGCACCTATCCGCTCAATCAGTCGCAAATCTCGCGGCTTACCGAGGATATGATGTATCGCTACTATCAGAACGGCAAGGTCACGGTATGGGATTTATACAACGGCGCAACGGAGTTGTATAAAGCCGATACGATGGATATTCCGGCCCTTTTGCCGCAGAACAGGGCGATGGTCGGGTTCTTGTCGGAGCAATTCGGAATTTAGCCATGTATCTCGATGCAACGTGCGAGGGTCTCCCGTCTTCAAAATGGGAGGCCCTTATGAAAGGTGCAAGGAGGGTCAGTTATAGGATGCTGGTATCGCGCGTCAAAAGCGAAATTCCGGAGTTGTATCGTGCGTTGGCTTTGAACCTATACAATCCGTGGGCGGATCAATGCAGGCAGACCGCCACGCATTTTATCCTCGTGCATTCGGCGATAGAGTATTTTATCCACAAATAGGGTGCAACGATGTTTGATGCGGGTATTGTCCTGAATATCGGTCTTATATATCGACGGGGTGCAATGGGTACAGCAACGACCCCTGCAACGATCCCTGCACAGAAGATAAGAATATATAGATATATTAAAAAGATAGAGGGGAAGTTTTTTCGATGCAAAATTATAGGATCAACCATCGGGCAAGACCCTCGTAAATTCATCCTTTGAAAAAGAAAAAAGTTCCGCGAAAAAAGAAAAATGAAAATGCCGCCAATTTTCGAATATCTGCGGTCGGGTCGGTAGATTGATCGATTCTTGCGCGAAAGCGTGGCAGAACGCCGGAAAAGCGGTAAATTTGCACAAGTATTGGATTATGGAAGCAAAGAAGATAGTGCATTTGCAGTTCAAGGAGCCGTACAACGGCGAAACCGACTTCTACTTCGGTTCCCTGAAAGCGATCTACGATACCGTTCCTATCGGGGCGGTCGGCATCACATATAAGTCCCTCACGAATGCGACGAGGGGCAGAAGCGAATACGAGAACAAGAAAGTCCTCATCCGCATCGGGCAAATCCAGCGCAAGACGAGAGGACGGTCATTAAAATCGGAGTGCGATGGATAGCAAGGTATATCGGCTGACCTATGTTGCGGATTCATACGATCTCATTACGCATCTGTATTTTGTCAATAGGGCGAAAGCGGAGGCTATGTATCGTGAAAAGCTGGAAAAAGTTTCATTTTATCGGTATGGCTATATCTACCTACACTCGATGAAAGAGGATGCCGACGGGGTGCTGGATATAGACGAAGTGATAGATTCTAAAAATTTTTGATATGATAGGTGCGATAATTGGCGACATAGTAGGCTCTCGATTCGAGTTCAATAATGCGAAAGGCGGAAACTTTGCATTATTCACCAAACAATGCGATTTTACCGACGACACGATCTGCACGGTGGCGGTAGCCGATGCGATACTCAAAGGGGAGGACTACAAATCGAGTATTTTGCGTTGGTGTAGAAAATATCCTAATCCGATGGGGGCATACGGCGGTTCTTTTGCTCGTTGGATTACTTCTCCCGACCCCCAGCCGTATAACAGCTTCGGCAATGGCGCAGCGATGCGTGTAAGCCCTGTTGCGTGGGCTTTTCGCTCGGAGCGGGATGTTATTCGGCAGGCTATCGAAACCGCGAAAATTTCGCACGACCATACGGAGGGAATTATCGGAGCGATGGTGACGGCTCTTGTGATCTATTATCTAAAAAATCAATTTTGGGATAATACGATGGAGATATGCGAAAGCGTGATGTGTCAGTATTACGGCGAGGATTGGGAAAGCCATCTCCCGCCTTGCGGCAAATTCGACGAGACATGTCAGGGATGCGTCCCGCTGGCCTTTCATATCGTCAAAGAGAGCCGGTCTTTCGAGGATGCAATCCGCAAGGCCATTCTCTACGGCGGCGGCAGCGAGATCCACGGGGCGAATGTACGCTCTCCCCGCCAGGCG